GAAACGAAGGTGATATTTCTGTTAAGAATGAAGGTAAGGTTGATGCTGAAATAACTGGCGCAGTCACTACTAAAACTGCAGGTAAATATAACCTGACAACAAATGCAGGGTTGAATCTGACATCCAAAGTTAATACGCATATCAAATCTGGTGGAGCATTCTTTAACCATTCAACTGGTAACATGAACCTATGTACTGATGCAGAAATTCTTGCTAAATCTACTGGTGATATCAACTTAAAAACTGCCGCGATGATCAATCAAGAATCAACAGGCAATGTTAATATTAAATCTGCTGCGATGATCAACCAAGAATCAACAGGCAATGTTAACATTAAATCTGCTGGAACTATTAATGCAGAAAGCACAGGAAACATCAGTTTGAAGGCGCCACTGGTTACGTCTTCGCCTATTGATACTGCAACTCTTGATGTAACAACAGCAAATATTACTACATTGAATGCAGGAACTACAAACCTGAAGGGAACACATAATAGTCCAGATGATACTACCGATATAAAGGGCAATACCACTGCATCTATCACAGTTCCTGCGTCTGCTGGTTCTGCTGGATCCGCTGAAGATGCAATCTGTGCAGTATCTGCGAAACTTCCAGTAACATATGAATTAGAAAAACCTGTATCCGTATCTGCACCACAACCTGTGGAACGCACCACCAATGATGTTGCTACTGGTTATGATGGTGAAAATGATATTATGAATTCCGATGGCGATGACACTCCTCCAGCAGAAGGCGATAATCCAGATTGCGTTAATACGGATGGCGATCCGTCAACCCCAGGAAATGATACTACTTCGCCCGATACTGGTGACCCAGAAACATCAACTGGAATGATTCCGGATAAATCTGGTGTTGCAACTAAATCGTGTAATACAGTTATACTCGGAGGCAAATCGGTGCAATTAACACCATTAGTTGGAAAGTATGATGGTAATCTGCAACTGTCGCCCAATTTCAAACTTAAAGACCTCTGTGTGTTTCCAAGTAATGGATGTCCAGATGGGTGGAAGGGATTGCGCAAATCTCCATGGGGCCACACGACTGCAGACATTATCAACAACTTGCGTTGTCTGTGCGTAAACATACTTGAACCAACACAAGAAAAATGGGGTAAAATTAGACTTTCTTGTGGTTATAGAAGTCAACATCCAACTAAGGGTGGTAACGACAAGGGTGCCCATGGTTATGGTGCTGCGGCCGATATCGAGGGAATTGGTGGTAGAAGCAAGAAAGAATTTATTAAAATCGCCAAATGGATCACCGAAAATTGTAAACACGATCAAATCTTACTCGAGTTTACACCAGGAAAATCTGGTAGCGGGTGGATACATGTAGGTTGGGTTTATAAAGATGGAAAACAACGTGCTGGGATGAGTGGAACTATGGTTGGACCAACTGGTAAGTATATATCGAAAGGATATTTCAAACAACTTCCGACCGTCTAAGAAGTTGATATAAATAACTATATGGCAACAAAAACAGTAAACAGAATCTACTCGGATCTAGATTTATCCTTCGCAATGCATCCAATTACGGGTGACGTTGCGAGGAAGTTTGACGTCAATGCTGTAAAACAGGCACTGAAGGTTCTTGTTCTCACGAACTTTTACGAAAGACCATTCCAACCCAAGATTGGTTCTCCGATCTATGGTATGATGTTTGAGAACGTTGATATTGTTACCGCCAATTCTTTGAAATTAAGATTAGAACAATTAATCAGTAAGTATGAACCCAGAGTTAGATCGCAACAGATAGATGTTGTTCCTCTCTTTGATCAGAATGCATTTAATGTAACCATTTATTTCTATGTTGTCGGGGTCGTAGATCCCGTTTCATTTTCAACTGTTTTAAGAAGAAGTAGATAAGATGACTCAACTTAATGTAACTGAATTAGATTTTGCAACTATCAAGGAAAATCTAAAAACCTTCATGCAATCGCAAGAGGAGTTTCAAGACTACAACTTTGATGGCGCTGGTCTTACGATCCTTCTTGATATTCTTGCATATAACACGCACTATAATGCAACTCTTGCGCATCTTCAAGCAAATGAAATGTTTATCGATAGTGCAGTCAAAAGAAACTCGGTTACTTCGATTGCGAAAACATTAGGTTATACGCCGACTTCTAGAAAATCTGCTCGCGCCAATATCACACTGCAGATCGATCCACCTGCTACGTTTACCAATACAAGTTTAACTGTAACACGCGATACGCCGTTCACTGCAAAAACAGCAAAGAACACATATACTTTCTTCCCGAAAGAGGATTATGTTTCTGGACTAGTAACTCTTGAAACAGGTCAAACAGGATTCACCTTCCCAATGGAACTGATTGAAGGTAAGCGAGTAACTAATACATTCATTGTTGATCAATCTAATAAATCTGGACCGTTTGTTTTACCGAATAGTAACATTGACACTACTACTGTGAGAGTAAGAGTGCAGACATCATCTACAGTCACATCAGTTGTAACTTGGAATTTCTATGATGATATTGTAGAAGTCGATGGGACTACTAAAGCATTCTTCATTGAAGAAGGTCCATCGGGATTATATGAGATAAGATTTGGTGACGATATTATCGGTAAGCAATTGCAGGTCGGTAATATTGTTATCATTGATTATATCGTAAGTAGCGGATCAGCAGCGAATTCTATTCCTAACTTTTCACCATCAAAAACTTTCACTGCATCTGGGGAGACTAAAGTAGTCTATCTTGGATCCGCTGCAACTGGTGGTCGTGAAAAAGAAAGTGTTGACAGTATTCGTTACAATGCTCCCAGATTTAATTCTACTAAAAATCGTGTTGTTACTTCTTATGATTATGAGACATTGATCAGATCTAGATTTAATAATATCAATTCTATTGCTGTGTGGGGCGGCGAAGAAAATAATCCTCCGATCTATGGTAAAGTGTTTATCTCGATTCAACCACTACCTGGATCGATTGTCTCCCAAGCAGATAAGGACATTATCGCTAGAGATATTATTCGACCAAGAAGTGTTGTTTCTATCCAACCTGAATTCGTTGATCCAATCGAAACATATATCGGGTTGAACATTTCAGTAAACTATAATAAAACAATTACATCTTTAACCTCCTCAAGAATTGAGTCCGAGGTTAGGACAGTTGTGCAAAACTTCTTTACGAACAACGTTAACAAGTTACAAAAGAACTTCTATTATTCCAAGTTGCTTTCTGCTGTTGTTGGAACGACGCAGTCTATTTTTTCTGCCAGTATTCAAGTACTGATGCACAAACGAATTCCGATATTTACGGAGTTTACTGAGGATTACGTGGTAAGATTTAACGGACCATTGGAAATTGAAACATTAAGGACTACGACGTTCAATACAACTGTTGGAACACAGGAATACGTGGTATACATAACCGACCAACATGATATAACAGTCGGCGATATTGGAACTCTTGTCATGAAACGTGCGTCGGATGATGTTATTGTTCTTTCCAATGTAGGAAATGTCGACTATACGACTGGTGTTGTTACTATTACCGATCTTCTTATTAATTCAGGGACAGAATCTACTATAGATAGCACTCTTAGAGTTTATGTTGAACCTTTTGGTGATGCACCAAACATTTTAACGACAGATCTAACATCTACTACTAACTCATCAACGGCAGCAGTTTTCCCATATGCTGCTAGAAATACTGTATTGACATTGGATACTAGCGCAGCAAATTCAGCAACAAATATTCCTGTAGGACTGTCAGTTACGGCAGTTGCTAATTCACAAGAATAATAAATGACCGAAACCACCTCATATTATAAAAAGGTTACTAGTGTAACTGTCACTGATGGTGGATCAGGTTATACCTCTGCGCCAACAGTTACACTCAGCGGGAATGCAACAGCAACTGCTACAGTTTCTGGTGGTAAAGTTACTGCGATTACTTTAACGTCCGCTGGTTATAATTATCTTTCACCGCCAACAATTACATTTTCAGGTGGCAGTGGATCTGGTGCCACAGCAACTGCGAACATGGTTTATATTGATGATGCCTATAATGGGTTCAAACAATCACTAAGTCATCTTATTGCAAACCAACTTCCAGATTTCGTCCGTGTTGAGTATCCTGTATTCATTACGTTCCTAGAAAAATATTATGAGTTTTTAGATGAAGAAAATCAGGTAAACAATTTCCTTCTCAACTATGAGAAGAATTTTGATATTAACAGAACACTTGATACATTCATCCCCAAGTTTAAGAACCAGTATGCGCAGAACTTTCCGCTTACTGCACAGATTGATGACAGAAGATTAATCAAATTCATCAAGCAGTTCTATGAAGCAAAAGGTTCTGAGAAGGCAATCGAACTTCTCTTTAGAATCTTATATAATGAACGCACAGAAATCGTTTATCCATCTGAACAGGTGCTTCGTGCATCTGATGGTATCTGGATTGAAGACATAACATTAAAACTTGCAGTCGATTCATCTATCACAGCAAATCCATTCGATCTAAACAGCAGAACAGCCAAAATTACATACTATGAGAATGTCTCATCAGTAACATATGAGCGACATGTTGAAACCAACATAAGCAATGTAACTAAATTCGCATATGTTTTCCCTGCTGTTTATGAGTTGGTAACAAGTCTACCTAAAACTGCAACAATTCGAGTTCCAGGCGCTGGTGCTGCTGCGAATGCTCTAGTTTCTGGTGGTGAAGTAAAGGCGATAGTCGGAGAAACCAACAAGACATTTAGTAGTATTACAACAGCAGGAACTCTAGCAGCGACTGTTGCTACTTCTGGCGCTGCTGGTCAGTTTACTTGCGGCAACTCAACTCTAGCAGTTGGCGATCGCCTTACAATTACTGGCACACCTGGAGTTGCAACTCTGGCAGCAACTGTTGCTGTTTCCGGAACTGCTGGGCAGTTTACTTGTGGTGCATCAACACTTGCAGTCAATGATCTCGTAACGATCACTGGTACTAAAGGCGGTACTGCTACAATCACTGGTTATACGACAGGAACAACATATAAGGTTTCTGCCGTAACTGGGACGTCGCCGAACGTTACTGGATTTACTCTAACTACTCAATCTAATGCTGCAATTGTAACTACTGCTGGTACGTTGACAGGTCTAACATATACGACCACAGGCACTATTACTGGATACACTACAGGAACCACATATAGAGTTTCTGCGGTAACTGGTACATCACCAAATGTTACTGGATTTACGTTAACCACTCAATCTAATGTTCCCCTCGTAACTACTGCTGGTAAGTTAACAGGCTTGACGTATGCGACTGCAACAGGTATTAACTTAACGAGTAATACTATTACTGTTCCTTCTCATGGGTATACTACGGGTGATGTGGTTATCTATGACAAAAATGGTGGGACAATTGTAACTGGTCTTACCAATTATGGTGTATACTTCGTCATAGTAGTTGATGTTAATACAATCAAACTTGCTACGAGCGCAGGAAATGCTACACTTGGCACAGCAGTTGATCTTACCATTGTTGGTTCTGGAACACACAGACTGTATGCTCCTGTTATTGATAGTGGTAATGGTTATTTTGCAACACCTGCAGTACAATTCACTACGGACTTAGAGGGCGTAACAACTGCAGTCGCTAGAACAATCCTTACAGATACTGGTGAAATATCACACGTAATAGTCACAAACGGCGGATCTGGATATTCAACAGCGCCTGCTGTTACGTTTTCCACAGAAGCAATACGAACTAAGGTTGAGATAGTTTCTGGAACTACGACAACCCTGTATGGGTATGTTGTTCGCCAACTTTCGACTGTCGATGTTATTGATTGTTCCGGAACACCACCATGTGGATTTTCAGTCGGTGATATTTACTCGATCGATGAATCTGGATCAGTAGGTTCATATACAATTGATTTTGAAAATGATGCCTCAGAATATTTCTTAAACAAGTATAATGAAACTGATTCTGGATTAAATCCATATACTCTTGTTGGTAGAGATAACAAGGCATCAATTCGTATAGATGCGATTGATGTTGATGGTTGCCCTACTGCAGTTAGTATTTTCGATACAGGATTTGACTTCGAGCGCGAAACGTTCACGGTAGATATAGAATCACCACTTGGGTGTACTGCTACGCTGTCGTTTACCACAGGTGCTGTGAACGTCAAGACAGGTAGATTTAGAGACTCACGTGGTATGTTGTCGAATGTCAACAAACTACAGGATAACTTCTACTACCAGAACTACTCATATGTAATTCGCTCAAATGTCCCATCCAATAAATGGTTGGATATTGTTAAGAATACTACTCACCCAGCAGGTACTGCTATCTTTGGTGAACTTACCATCGAGCAGACGGTTGACTTTAATCAATTCATTACAACACCAATACAACCTCTACATATCTATGAGTTTGTGCTTGAAGAACTTTCTGCGTCGGGTGGCATTACTCGTAATAACGAATTCTACTTCGCAGTGAACTTCATCAAAGTTCTTACTGACTCTGCAACAGTAGCAGAGGCAAATAGTAGTCATGTCTTTAAGGTATTGTCTGATGCTGCTACAGCAACAGATATAGCATCTCTCGATTTTACTGTTGGTATCTATGGAACCGAAGATGATACCACAGAAACATTGGATGTGTTTGATCGTGTTGTCCAATATGTCAGAGAAGTAAACGAAACAACAATTACTGCTGAAAATGCAATTACTGATTTTGATAAGGTGCTTGAAGAAACAATTTTCCTCCAAGATCCATATGCTGAAGATTTCTTTGATGAAAATTATGTTTCAGCAGATACTACTGAATTTGATTTCGCGAAGGTTCTTGCTGATGCAGCAACGGCTTCTGAAGCAAATGTATTTGCAGTTTCGAAAGTAATAACACCTTCTTATGTTACTCCGTTTGATAATGCCAGCGCACTTTATGGTACTACTTTTGAAATAACCAGTGGTGGCGGTCTTTATACTATGACTATTAGTATCAATAGCGAAGGTGTTATTACTATTGTTTCTGGGTTTGGAATGCCATTTGGTTATTATGTTTCCGTCGGAGGAACTACATTCGAACATATAGCAGGTGAAGATGCTGTTATTGCAACCGAATCGTTTGGTAGAACTGTAGAGTATTACAGAACGTTTGCAGAATCCGTAATATCTAATGAGTATGCCAATGCTGGTATCGAAAAACCTGAAACAGATGTAGCGACAGCAGCGGAAGCTTCAACCAACCATCTGTATAAATATTTGACTGATTCCGTTACATCAACTGATACCATTGGCGTAATTCCATATCTGGTTAAAACTGACAATGCAGGTGCTACTGAATTATTAATTGTTGCGAATGACTCTGCAACGATAGAATCTATCGCTGCGACTGAACAATCGCTTATAAATACACTTAAAGGACTATTCGAAACAGTAACAGTCACCGAAGATGGCATCGTCAATACCCAAGACTACGTTGATGGCGATTTCGGTTCGGATTATGTTGGTCAAGTAACTTATTTTAACTAAGAAGAAGGTAAATCAAATGAAACTAATCGAAAACGTAAAAGGTACTAAGGGCGAACTAAACATCGTTCTTCGCGACGAAGCAGGGAATGTCAAGCAAGAAGTGACTGTTCCTAACCTTGTTGTTAACACTGGTCTTGCTTATATTGCTTCGCGCATGAAGGATACAACTCTTTCTGCTATGTCGCACATGGGTGTTGGATCGGGCACAACAAATCCAGCAGCAGGTGATACTGCTCTTGAAACTGCACTTGGTGCACGTGTTGCTCTGACTTCAACAACTGTAACAGCAAACGCAATTGAATATGTTGCAACTTTTGGTGCAGGTTCAGGTACTGGTGCTGTTACTGAAGCAGGTATCTTCAATGCTCTTACCAGCGGAACAATGCTTTGCCGCACTGAATTTGCTGTCATCAACAAGGGTGCGTCAGACAGCATGACAATCACTTGGACGGTTACGATCTCGTAATATAACATGACACTTCTTCTACGATCAGCAGGTCGCACAGAAATAGCAAGAAGTCTTTATCGTGATATTTACAACGAGAACGACTTCTTCTATTTCTTTGTGGGCAGAACAACTGAGTGGGGTGATGAAGAATCACCTGAAGATCCAGTGGATTCTGTGCGTTATGCGAGCACGTCAAGTAGAAACATGCTGTTCGTTAAACGTATCCAATCAAGCGACACAGTTCTTATGATTCCTAGAATTAATTGGGCATCTGGAACTGTATATGATCAGTATGATGATAAGTACGGCGAACTAGATCCTGATGATGAAGTATATACTGCAAACAGTGGTGCTGCATCGCTCAAAGATGCAGAATTTTATGTACTGACTGATGATGATCACGTCTATAAATGTATCTTCAATAATAGTAATGCACAAAGCACTACCAAACCCACAGGAACTTCCACTTCTGCAATTGAAACAGCAGATGGATATATTTGGAAGTTTATGTTTAAGGTTGAAGCATCAGATAAGACAAAGTTTCTTACGCCAGAATATATCCCTGTGAGAAAGATTGCAGGTTCTGGTGATCCTGCATTTGATGTTAATGGACAAATTGATACTATTACTATTACTAATGCTGGTTCTTCATATGAAACTGCACCAACCGTTATCATAAATGGTGATGGTACTGGTGCAGTTGCAACTGCTACTGTTAGTGCTGGTCTGGTTACTGCTATAACGATATCAAATTCAGGCGAAGGTTATAGTTTTGCGTATATTACATTTTCAGGCGGTGGTGGTTCTGGCGCTGCGGCTTCCGTTACATTGGGCGCTACTGAGTCTGGTACAGCACAACAAAACGTCGAGAATGCTGCTGTTCCAGGAACAATTGATCGCATAGAAATTCTTTCTGGCGGTATCGATTACGTAGAAGGCGACGCCACCCTTTCAATCATTGGTGATGGTTCTGGTGCAGAAGCAACACTAGAAATTGATCCAGATGATGGAGCAATTCTTTCAATTACCATAACAAATCGTGGTACTGGTTATACCTTTGCTGACATTACCATTGATGGCGCAGAAGGTACTGGCGCCAGTTTAATTGCAGTTATTTCACCAAGAGCAGGTCATGGTGCGAATGCGCAAAAAGAACTGTTTGCAACTAATGTTGGATTCTCTGTCAATTTAACAAATGACACTGCTGATCTGTTCCTGAATAATGATTTCCGACAAATCGGATTGGTGAAAAATCCATTAATTTTTGATACTAATAATAATTTTCAAGATTCTACGGGAACCTGCTGTTACATTATTAACACTTCATCTCCCGCTAGTTATGCCTTGGATGACGTGATTACAACTGACAGTGGCGGTAAATTTATTGTTGTCCAAAAAGTTGATGCTAATAACAATGGATCATTAGAAAGTATATACCTTCTTCCTATAATTCCAATAATAACATCTTCTAGTATACTCGCTAATACCACGCAATCCTTGACTGGATTGACTATAAATAGTGTGGTAGAACCTGAAATCGACAACAAAACAGGTGAAATTATATATCTGGATAACAGAGAATTCATCGTTCGTCAAGAAGATCAGGTAGAGAAAATTAGAGCAATTCTAAAATTTTAAGAGAGAACATAAAATATGGCACTGAATTTAAATGTATCTCCATACTATGATGACTTTGACGATGCAAAAAATTTCAATCGAGTTTTGTTCCGTCCTGGATATGCAGTACAGGCACGCGAACTTACGCAACTACAAACTCTGTTGCAATCTCAAATTGGTAAATTCGGAAACCATATTTTCAAAAATGGTTCAGTCGTCCAAGGTTGTGAATTCAAACTGGATTCTCAGAGAGCATTCGTTAAGATCCTTGATGCTGGAGTAGATAATGACACACTAGTAGATTATGTTGGTGATACGGTAACTGGTGCAACATCAGGAATCACCGCAGTAATTCTTGATGCAGCAACTGGTACTCAAGCAGAATCTCCTGATTTGAAAACACTATATCTTCGTTATACAAGCGGTGATGGATCCACGACTGCGGTTCACTTTACAGGAGGTGAAACTCTTACTGTAACTTCCACCACTGCAGGCAGAAACGGTGATACATTTGTTGTTGATACCACATATGATGATGCAGAACCAACTAACAGTTATTGGGGTCTTGCTTCTGCGTTGACTGTTGATGATGGTATTGTGTATATTGATGGTAAATTCGTCAATCATGAAACACAAACAATCATACTTTCCAAGTATTCCAACCTACCATCTGTAAAGGTTGGATTTCAGATCGTAGAAGATACAGTTTCTGCTGAAGATGATCAAACTTTACTAGATCCTGCGCAAGGATCTTTCAACTATGCTGCTCCTGGTGCCGACAGATACCAAGTTACGACTACTCTTGTTGCATATGAATCAACTGACACAATTCCTCCCACGTTTAACCAATTGGTTGAAATCATAAGTGGAGAAGTCCAAAGAATTTACACTGCAAATATCTATGGCGAACTCGGCAAGAACATGGCCAGACGCACATATGATGAGTCAGGTAACTATGCAGTAAGACAATTTCCTGTTCTGATTAAAGAGCATCTTAATGTTGACGATAACAATGGTTTACGAACACTAAACACTGTCGATCCAGAACGTGGTGGCAGCAAAGATCTTCTTGCTATCGGTCTTGAAGCAGGTAAAGCATATGTTCGTGGGTACGAGCATGAAACATTCCAAACAGAATACGTTGTTGTTCCAAAGGGACTTACAACAGTAAATCAACAAGAAATACCGATTAGCACTGCGTATGGTAACTATATTCTCGTAGATGAATTCTGCGGGATGTGGGATTTAAACACTGGCGATAAGGTCAGTCTTCGCAGTACAGCAGCAGGAGCAATTACTGCAACAACATTTTCTGCTACTGCTGCAGCGGGATCCGAAGTCGGTACTGCTCGCATAAAACAGATCGTATATGAATCGGGTACAGTTGGAACTGCTGCGGCAGAATATCGTTTATATCTCTATGACATTGCAATGTCAAGCGGAGATTTTAAGGATGTTCGTGGTATCTACTATAATGATACTGCCGATGGTCATGCCGATGTAGTTTTGACAGATGGTAATGCAGTTCTACAAGAAACAAGTTTCAACAAATCTCTATATAGAATTCCTGCTCGAGCAACGAAAACGATTGCTCCCAGTGCAGTTTACGATAACTCATTTATCTATACCAAAGAATTCGATGGAGAACTTTCTGCAACTGGTGGCGTTACCATTACATTGTCTGGTGATGAAACATTCCCGTATGATTCGTTTACTGCAACGATCATTAAGAACAACTTCACGATGGTCTTGAAGGAAGCAGCAACAATAAACTCAGTTGCAAGACCGATCGGTTCGGTTATTGATCTTTCTGGCGCAGCATTCACAAAGAACTCTGCCCAATCTATTTCGATCGACCTAACAGGCAATGTTACTTCTGCACCAAAAACCATAAAATTGTATGTGAACGTTCAAACAGCAAATGCACAACCTGTTCTGAAGGTTCTTCGTGAAGATCGTTATGCAATCATCAATACGAATACTCACCCAGCAACAAATACTGGTACGTATTCACTTGGTCTGTCAGATGTTTATCAAATTAAAAATATCTTTATTGGTGCCAACACTGATACTGATTCTGCAGTAGTTGCTGCTGGTGTAGATATTGCTTCTTCGTTTACTCTCGATAATGGTCAACGTGATAATGAATATCGCAATGCCAAGATCATCAAGAAACCTAGCGCACCGTCACTTACGAATAAGAAATTGGTTATCAAATTAGATTTCTTCACCCACGATGGTGCTTCTGCAGACGGTACTTTCTTTGTCGTTGATTCGTATCCGATTGATGATACTGGTGCAACCGCAGCGACAATTAAGACGCAGGATATTCCAATTTATAGATCGCCGCTGACGGGCGAATCATTTGACTTGCGTGATACTTTAGATTTCCGTGTTCGTTATGCAGATTCTGCAGCAAATTCTACTACTGTAGGATCTGCAACAACCAATCCTACTGAGAGCACGACCTTAACTGCACCTTCTGTGGGTATCACAAATCCAGTTCCAACAGAACAGTTTATTACTGATTTAGAGTATTATCTCGGAAGAACAGATCGACTGATCATTGACTCCGAAGGTGTGTTCAGTTCTATCTACGGAACACCGTCACTTACTCCTGGAACTCCCGCCGAACCTGACAATTGCATGTCACTGGCAATCATAACAATTCCACCATATCCATCACTCGCTCCTAATGTTGCGAAGACTGTGAATCGCCCAGATTATGGTGTGACATTCCGAAGCATTGATAATCGTCGTTACACAATGCGCGATATCGGTGTTCTAGAACAACGAATTAACCGTCTTGAGTATTATACATCTCTATCGCTACTGGAAAAAGCGGCCAGCGATTTGTCCATACCAGATGGTTCTGGTCTTGATCGATTCAAAAATGGTATCCTAGTTGATGCGTTTACTGGGCATAACATCGGTAATGTTTTCGATAGTGCATATCATATTTCAATTGATCCAGTAAAGAAAGAGATGCGTCCTTTCTTCCATCTGGAAAATATTGATCTCGCGTTTGATTATACCAACTCAACAAACGTATATAAGACGGGTGACTTGATCACTCTTCCATATGTAAACGTTGAGATGACTAAAAATACATCTGCCTCCAAACCAAGAAATTGTGTCGGGGAGTTACTCTTTAACTACATCGGAAATATGGAACTAGATCCACCAGTTGATAACTGGACGGATACCGCACGGCAACCAGATGTAAGCGTAAACTTCGATGGAAATTACGATGCTTGGGAAAACATGGCAGATGCATGGGGAACTCAGTATGGTGATTGGCAAGATGTAGTAACTGGAAGAACCGCCACAGGACAATCTTCACAAACTGTCTCTGGTAATACGCAATTACGTGGTGATACGCTATTCCAAGAACAAACACAAGTTGTTACTACTACCACCGAACAACGTCAAACTCGTCAAGGTGTTTCTATTTCAGTAACTCCGGAAACACAATCTCAGAGAATTGGTGCTCGTGTAACGGACACTTCAATCATCCCGTTCATGCGGTCAATTGTCGTAACGTTTATCGCGAAAAGAATGAAACCGAATACTAGAGTATTCCCATTCTTTGATGGTATTGGTGTCGCGACACATTGTAGACCACTGAGTTTTGATCCAACCACGGATATACCACCAACGGATCCTGCAGCGTATTCATCATATATCGATGGTACTTATGGTGATCCATTAATTACAAATGCTCAAGGTATTTGCGTAGGTCAATTTAGAATTCCAGCAGCGACATTCCGCACTGGTGATAAGAATTTCCGTCTCTGTGATGATCAATTTAACCGTGATGCATTCATAACAACTGCGTCAATGCAAACATGGTCAGCAAATGGATTGTCACAATCTGTTCAAGATACAGTCGTATCGACTCGTGTTGCTAACGTAGCAGTTAATAACGTTTCAGATTCGAGATCAGTATTTGAAACATCTACTACTCAAAATAGATTAGCAGATAGAAATGTTGGTGTTGTCCAAACAACAGTAAACAATACATTCACGACAGTCAATAACGTAACAAATATTGATAATACTGTGACTAATACTACAGTAGTTAATGTTACGGAAGTTATCGATGTTGTTCAAGATCCTGTTGTTATTACACCAACTCCACCACCAACACCAACTTCACCTGTCGTGGTTATTGCCGATACTCCAACTCCAAACCCTTGCGAACCAGTAACAACCTGCTGGGAAGAATCGGAATTCCAAATTGGTGGTCTAGGTGGTTTCGGTGGTCTTATCAATGGAAGTATCGAAACAGTAATCGTACCAGCTGGATGCAACACAGTAAGTCCTTGCGCGCCAGCTTTTCGCGGACGAGATCCTATCGCGCAGACCTTCTACGTCGAAGGTATGCCATTCGGTTGTTATGTTACCAACCTTGATGTATATTTCAGAACCAAATCATCTAGTGCACCAATTACTCTCCAACTAAGAGAAGTGGTAAACGGATATCCAGGTAATAGAGTTATTCCGTTTGGTGAAGTCACACTAAATCCTGCTGACGTTTCTGTCAGCGAAACCGCTGCGACTGCAACAACATTCACTTTCCCTTCGCCTGTATATCTCCAGAACAATACGGAATACTGTTTTGTTCTTCTTCCCGCAGGTAATAATCCAGATTATAATATTTGGGTTTCTGAATTGGGCGAGAACGAACTCGGCACAGAGAATAGAATTTCTGAGCAACCCCATGTTGGTGTCCTATTCACATCCGCCAATGATAGATCATGGACAGCACAACAAGCAGAAGATATTAAGTTTACTTTGCGTCGTGCAAACTTTGAAATCAATACAGTTGGTTCGCTTGTGATGAAAAACATGGATGTCGACTTCCTGAAATTCGATTCGTTTACGAACGGAAACTTTGAAGCAGGTGATGTAATTCACGGATTCTCCTTCGATATTACAAATGCGGGGACTGGTTATACGAACGGAACTATTGCACATACTCTGTCAGGTGGTGGTGCTACTACAAATGCAACTGTTGCTGTAACAATCGCAGGCGGATCAGTAACAAATGTCGTAGTTACAAATCCAGGAGCAGGATATACTACATCAACTGGAACTCTGGCAGCGACTGTTGCTACTTCTGGTACTGCTGGTCAGTTTACTTGTGGTGCATCGTCGCTATCTGTTGGTGATACTGTAACAATTACTGGTACTCGTGCAGGTACAGGTACCATTACTGGATACACATCAGGAACTGTCTACAAAGTTTCTGCAGTAACTGGAACGTCACCAAATGTTACTGGATTCACTCTTCAAACTTCTGGTGGTGCAGCAATCGTAACTACTGCTGGTACGTTGACGGGGTTGACATATGTAACTGCAACTAATCCGACACTAACGATCTCAAGTGGTGCTGGTTCGAGTGCAGCAGTTACTGTTACGCTTAACAGAGGATTTGTTAAACAATATGATTCTCTATACAATGTTGGTAAGATTTTAGTAAATTCAGGTTCGTTCACTGCTGCTGATATTATTGGTAACGGTACATCTTATGCTGAAATTACTGAAATTGAG